TGAACTTCTCGAGCCTTACTTCTACTGTCTCGTAATCTTCTAGGTTAAACATAGAACTCATCTTCTTCCGTTTGTAGTTGAAGTGCTATAGCAATATATGCGATTGCATCGATGTAGGAATCGACATGGCTGGGTGTCTCTTGTATTCGTGAGAGTTTGACTTCGACCATTGCAAGTGCAGCTTGAGAGTCTGTGACCTTTTGTTCAAATAAACAGGATAACCTGCTAGCAATCCGATTCTGATTGATTCTAGGGTGTCCGTATATTGCGCCACGATCTTGCATGATGTCGATTGCATTTATGAGTGCCTCAGTTGCTTTCATCGCCCAGCCTGTTCATAGAACTTTCGCATAAACTTGCGACCTTCGCAGTAGCCTTGATCGTAGCCATTTTCTTGACCTAATCGATAAGCCACATAGTTAGCTAAACAAATACCGGCAACGATTAGGATTGTAAGTGAATTAATTATCATTTTGCCCTTTCATGTAAGCAGCCCTTGCTTACCAGAAAAGTGTGACACAGCTAGTGGTATTTATTGCGTTTATTTAGATGAACGTTTGGTAAACATTCTGAGTCATCCATGTGGTCATCGATGTCGCGCCTAATGTCATTAACGAGCGCGCCCATATCTCTTACCTGACACAACGAAAGTACCGTCCTTTTCCACGTAGATTAAGTCCACTTGAACATTCTTGCCTATCTCGGTGACAATGGCGAAGGCTTGCTGCCAATTCGGCATAGAAACGTATTTGGCGGCCTTTACGTTCATTGCATGTCCTACTTCAACCCCATGCAGTACACGCCTCACAGAGCCGTTGTAGGCCTCAGAAACGGCACTCCTGCCCGCTCTATGCGTGTGCCCCATAATGGTTGATACCCCTGCCTTTTTGGCTTGGTTTAACGCGCTCATTCCGGGATTAGGATTTAGCCCCCCTAAATCACCGTGGACGGCTATCCAGCCACGAGCGATGGGATAAGCCTCTTTGTGGAATTGGATGCCTAGTTCATCAAGCTTCAAGAATTTTTCAAACTTTAGTTCAGGCAATGACAAGAATGCCGGAATCTTTTTCATAATGACGTTATACAAGCGATCCGTATGGTTGCTGCGCACAGAATGTGCTTCCTTAGCGTATTGAGTCAAACGCCACAATACATCGACTGTATGGTCTCGGTCATCAGCTAGTGTCTGCTCGTACCAGCCTGGTGTGTTCTCTGTCCATCGGGATATTTGTGGGAGATCGATTTCATCTCCAATAGTAACGACAGAATCGTGCTTAAACGCTTTTGCAAATAGTTCAAAGTTGCGTACAAGATGTGCATCCTCGTACGGGCACTGCAAGTCCGGCCAAACTATTGTTCGCTTCATTCATCCTCATCGTCATACCAGTCTGGCTCTGGGATGTTTGGGTTGATTGGAGAAGGCAGAATCCAATCTGGATAACTGCTTCTTTCAACTATTATGGCAAGTGCCAAATCAACAGAAAACCCAGCACGGCGCAATGATTTGTAGAACTCATTAAGTCCAATGCTGTAGGCATCAAGTTTGGAATAGTCTTGATCCTGTAAAGCCTTCGTTGCTTTTCTAGCCATGACAAAAATTATCGCTCTAAGAGGATGTTATAGATTTCATCGACACGCGAATTGAGTCGTTTAATTTCTCCCAATAGATGCGTGATGACATAACCAGCAAGACCACCGATGATGGAGATTGTCGCTATGTATAGCGTAAAGAAATCCTGCTGTGTCATTTCTTCGGAGTTGCGTATCCGAATACGCCTGCTAGTACCGCCCATAGAATTGCACGGTAATCGACATCGAAGTTACTTGCAGCCCAAGCTGATAGGAATGCACCAGCTGTAAGTATTAGAGGGTTTTTCATGTTCATTAGTTTGCTCCTAGCATTGGGATTTGGAAGAACGAAGAATCTGAATCACCCTTTTTACTAAAGCTAATATGGATATGTGAGTCGTGGCGATTAATGCCAGTATAAGGTCTGAAACGCCAAAGTGATTTAGCTGAGGCAATCTTTCCTTTGTGAATGACATACTTGATTCTTTTGTCACGCTTGGCGCATTCGCGTATCTGGTCGGCAAGATAAACACTTGTATTGGCTCGTGAGTCGAGATTCGCATCGAGATCCAAACCCCTGACGATTCCGTTAGACGAATCAGGAATGTGATCACTTGTACCTGCTTTTTGGTGACGAGCATCCGCTATCCAACCATCGCTGCGTCTGTCACGATCAACAAAAATATCGTCCACTTGCTCACGAAGTTGCTGCCCTGCTTTACAGAGTAGGGGCTTCATTACGAGCAATCATTTCATCATAAGTTGATTTAAGCATAGAGGTGAACTCACCATTGCCTCGGTCAATAATGGCGTGTTCTACAATTTCTCCAGTTATAGGGTCTGTTAATTTAATGAAAGATACATTGTCCATTTTTATAGCTCCGCACTTAATCCGACAAATTGATTGGCTGAATTTTGTAGTAGTAACGCGTAAGACCTAAAAGCAGTCAATCCTGATAAACCAGTCAAATCGAGTCTAACCATATTTGGCGAACTAGCACCGATAACAGTAGCAGTTGAATTGTAAATAGCATCTGCAACAATACTTAGATTAGTGTAATCAAGAGTTGCTGGTAAAACGCGCATTGGTGGAGTTGTCACATACATTCTTGCAACAGTTGTAGAGTCGGAATAACCAAAACCAATAGGGTTGTAACTTCCATTTCCATTAAGTCTAAAATAATACCTTTGGCATAATGCCAATTCACCACCAATAGATCCTGATGCAGTTTGGAATGGTGTGGCGAATGAGTTTGCCTCAATCTGAAATCCCCACATTTGAAAAGTAGCGTTTTGTAATCCAATAGATGATGCCCTAGATGCGAGAGTGGAACCAGCACTTAGCCAAAAGTTTATTCCAAGAAAAGAAGTGTTTGGTGTTGTACCCACAGTTTTACTTGAAAGAGAAGGTATGGCTATAGTGATGCTATATCTAGCCCACGATGTAGTAAGTGTTACAGAACCAGCAGGTGTTAAAACATCGCTCGAAGGTGAACCACCAGTACCAAAACTTTGTCTAATTTCCAATCCAATTTTGGGAGTGCCACTTGCTGCTTTTGCCCAAAAAGAAATTGTTGCGGTTTGTCCTGCAAAAGTACGCACATCTTCAATGTGTTGAGAATAAACAGCAAAAGTGTCAGTACTTGCTCCAGCAGCGGTTACGCACTGAACAAAGTTTATTGCCTCATATCCTGCTACTGGAGCAGTTCCAGCGGTAAAGGTTTGTGGTGTTACAGTCATAGTTCCTGTTGTGCCGCCATTGAACTGATAAAAGCGGTCAAAGTTATATGCAAGACTTGCTGTATTGCTAGTAAAGTTTCTTTGATTAAATCTTAAATCCCCATTGATTATTTTGTTTTTGCCAGCAGCAAAAGGCGCAGCAGTAGTGTTAATTGTGCCATTTGTATCATTGACATCGCCTGCGGAATAGACATCTCCATTCGCATATGTCGTTTTAAGCGGAAGTCCAACAGCCATTAGCACACCTCTTTCATAGGGTCAATTCTAGTACATAACATCGAGTAAAGGCTCCTGCGTAGCAAAAGTAGTCACCCAAGTGTTAGGGGTGATTGTGTGGGCTATTCCCTGAATCTGTAGTTTCTTTTGGATAGTTGATCCACCAGGTTGCTCATTGGTTATATCTACTGTGTCAAAGAACTCCAGACTTAATCCTGCTGTAACGCCTGCTGAGTAGTTAGGAGTTACTAAGTCCAATGTGATTGTTTCAATGCGGATAGAAGTTTCTTTACGCGAATCCACATAGGCAGTTGCTAGAGCTAAGGCGTTGGCATCTGTCTGCATGAGCATATCTGTGGCTGTAATAGATCGTGTAAAGTATTGGGCAATAGATGTCGCATCTGAGTAAGTCTGTGCTGTGCCACCGATTCGGGTCACAGTTGCCTTGTTCACGATTGTCTTATCGTCGAGTGCAAAGGTAATTCCTGCATAGTTAATGCCTGTGCCAGTTTGATTAAATACTGTTGGGCTGGCAGCTTGAGCATCATAGACAAATTGACGACCCTTAAAGGTTGCAA